CTTTCCTGGAAGTACTGGTTTGCCTCCCCGCAGGGATATTTGTGCCACTATTAAAAGGACCTGGTTAAGTGGTAGTCCTGATGGTATTATTTTACGTAGGGATACCATACGCCTACATCACAGCATCTTTAATGAAATTATACTCAGGTAAATTCGGTTCACCACTAAATTGCTTATTTATCACAAAAGTCTTAAAGTTTTCATATCGATTATAAACATTTAAGTATGGATCATAGATTTGAGCCTTACTGAATTTTTTAACGTAATATAAATGATATGTAACAGTATGTACGGTTGTGAGTGGTTCCAATAAAGGTGAATTTAAGGGAGTTAATTCATTGAGGGAATCAAAATATTTTTCAATGGCAACTTGCTGTGGTACAGTTATTTTATACATTTGTTCAAACAGAAGACGCGTACGATAGGTAGGTGTTTCGTTAATGTATAAATCCCAGTTGTCTTTCAACTCTGCTAATATTTTGATATAGTAGTTTCGGTCATAACTATTGTTCGCCCAGTCATTAGGCATTTTGGTTCTCGAAGAATTAGTGGCTCGTAAAAAATATTTGGCCAAAGAATGAACAATAGGGCATCCAGAATATTGATAAAGAAATGACAGAGATTTACATTTTAGGATGCGTTTAATTAAGCGATCTGAAGCATGACAATAATCGCGTGAGAGCCAACCCATATTATTAACTACTTTAATAGGGTCGGTAATAATTTGTTGGTCTATTTCATCAAAAAGAAGTCCACAAAAGGAAGCAGTAGAAATTTTATCAGATGGGACTAATTTAATATTCCAACCCAAATTATTAAACCAATTTTCAGGGGGTAAATCACCAAAATATGTGAATAATCCATCATCCCCTTCGACGGTGCCTTTCGTCGAAATCCATCCAAGCTCTTGAGCGCTGAAAAGCATTATCATTAAATTTGTGAAAGAATTCCCCAGAGAAGTATTCATTTCACCGCTCATTCTGGTGGCATCACAGTATACGTTTATATTTTTAAAAGCAATGTCATTAGTTCCACCTATATACTTTCTGACTAATTGCATGAATTCAATTCCTCCAGGTACATTTTGTACCATATAATCATATAATTGAAATTCAATAGTTTCCATGATTTCCCGTTTGAAATGGGCCTCGAATTGTGAAAAATCCGTGGATATAATTTTTGCGCCAGGCTGATTAACATAATTTGAAATAAATTGTGCGCGCTGTTTGACTGGGACGTATTTAATAAACCATTTCAATTTAAATAATTTTGTTTCAATTGCATGGAAAAACGGGCCGAACAAGACTTTACATTGATCACTACGGGAATTGATTGTTCGGGGTGCTTTAAATTCACCGTAGGTTTCGTCCTTCAAAAAGGACTTTACTTTAGCTAACCGTTGGAACCAGTTTGCACCTGGTTCAATACGCGAAAGAAGTTCGTTATAAGTTCTCCTAAGAGAATTGCGCCTTGCCAAACTGTACGGAGAATGTTCAATCCAGTTGTTAAAAGAAATGTCGTCATTTGGGTCAAGAGGGACCAAATTGTCTCTAATCCAGGTAGCTGTAAACTTGCAAAGTTTGCGAAGGAGTTCTCGATTTGGCTCAGGGGTAGCTGCGCCGAATCGCTTACATGCACTTTGTACCATGTTTGGAGAAAACTGCAAGTCGGGATGAGGAAGAGCTGAATTATGCAATACACCCCCAATATTAATACCAACAGGGCGACGAGCTTGGTGTACAGAGTTATGCTCTTCTCTAACCCTGATGTGGAGTTCATCTTTAATTTTGCCAAGCTGCGGAGACGCTTGTTCGCCAATTCTGTATCCATATTTAAAGAACCGGTTGGTATTTTGGGGTATTGAAAATCCGAATGGCGTTCATTGTATTTATATACATTGGCTAAATGAAATGCAATCTTAATGGTATTTTGTACTGTCAGTTCATGAAGTTGATATCTGTTAAAATTTATGGTGCAACAATTTGTGGCAGCAGATTTCAAACGTTCTTGCATTTCGGCTTCAGTGTATTGTGGATTAACATTATGTGATGTGAAAATTTGTGTTAAAAGTTCGTAAGAATAGCAAAAATACTGTTCTTTTGGAATCCAATTGGAATTGTACCATTCTGGATTCAAGTCTGGGTAGTGAAATAAAATTAAAATTATTTTAACGGCTATTTTTTCAGGTGTAAGAAAATTTGTACATATGAATTTGATTGATAGAAAAATTGTAGAATAAAAGTTAAATTGGCGCATTAAAATTACATTAAACAATAAACGGAACAAATTACAAGAAAGACCGTTTATCATAATTGTTTTGTAGAGATCATATATTACTGTGATCAAAAATAAAATTAAGGTGAAATTAATTGTGTGAATAAAAGAAATCCATGATGCCAAATAGTTAGAATAAAAATGGTTCGCATAATATATTGAAAACAAAGATAGCAAAGCTACAAATATTCTCAAAATAGCACCTAACCACATAGAAAATGTTTTTGGTATTTCTATAGTAGTTTGTGGTGTTCGCGTTATGCTAGCATGTCCAATTATAGGATCATTATGTTGGATTTCAGCTTTTCCAATATAATCAGGCCTCAAATCCTTAGGACGGCCTAATTCGTCAACACCTATAGTGTCATCATCCAAAAAATCCCCAAATTTTAAGGAATAATGCCATCTAATGCGTCTGAAAAAACCCGGAAGAAACCAGATTAATTTAAATTTTTCCTCTTCTTTACTGTAAATGAGATCGTCGCGGTTTAAATGAATTAAAGTTGTGTCAAGATTAATGACTGGCGGAATTATTGGAGGTTTATTTCCATTTGCAGGGGCAGAAGGTTTAGGCCCTTTAGGACCGCTTGGGTTCCTCTTAGAAGTGCTCAGAGATTTTTTCTCTGGTATATCAACACTATAAGACTCATCATCGGTTAAGTAAGGGGTGCTTGGCTGAGTTTTTGGTTTGGATTGATAACTTATAGGTCTATTATTTTGAATTGTTATGGTTGGTAAATCGGATTCTTCACTCATTTCATCAGCCCATGAGTAAGGAATCTTACGTTCCGATTCTGTGGGGTACCATATTTTTTCAATTGCTTGTCTGGCTTTATAGTCAGTTTCGAATTTTTTGAGGGTTTCAACATTTTTGAGAAATCCCTCATGTGTTTGATTTGGATTAATTGATCGCCCGACTTCCACGGGGGTCCTCTGCTCAAATGTTACTTCCACAGGCGTCACACTGCGGTTTCGTAAATTAGCGCGGGTTGCTTCGAATGATTTTTGAAACTCGTCCATTGGGGGGGTTAGAACCATACACTTTTTGGAATTAAAGATTTGGAATTAAAGGCAGGAGCGAATTATACTTTACCTGTGAATTCAACAGACTCTTGCCAACCAAATAATTAAAACCTAAT